AGGTATTCAACAAAATCGCCCTGCTAGAGTGGAACCTAGAGGAGGATGACGGGACTCCCATACCTACACAGCCCGACGGGCTGGAGCGAGTTCCGATGGAATTCGCCAGGGCCATAATGACCCAGACCATGCAGGCTTTGGGACAAGTACCCGACCCTTTAGCAAAGAGCTCCAGCAATGGGCGCATTTTAATCCCAGAATCGGAGACGCCCCCTGGCAGTTTACCAGGGCTCAGTTAATTGACAGGTTATGCCAGCGGTACGGATGCCTCCCCTCGGCGCTTATGAACGAGGACGCCCACGAAATGTTACTGATGGGCAACCTGCTTCAGTATGATACAGAGCAGGGAGGAACAGGGACCTCGGCTCCTGTAGACGAGTCGATGGTCTACGACGGGATGGACTTCAGCAACTGGGACGCTGGGCGTAAGAGGATGAATGGCTAACGAAGTTAAAATTAAAATAACGGCTAACACCCGCCAGGCCGAAACGGCGATTACTGGACTTCAGGATACCGTCAAGAAGTTTTCGGGAACGATACGGATGGCTGGGGTTGCCATGTCGGCGTTCGGAGCGGCGGGCATATTCGCTTCTGTGAAATTCGCCCAGGCCGCACTGGAACAGGAAAAGGCCATGGCAGTTCTGGGGAATGCCATCGAAAAAGGCGGCATCGCTTTCGCCAGTGTTAGAAAAGAGATTGAGGCTACAACGGCGGCGCTCCAGGCCAAGACGAACTATGGCGACGAGGTACAGATGCGGGCCCTCGGCCAGATGGTCGCCCTCTCTGGTGATTATGAGGCCAGCCTGAAGGCTCTGCCCGCCCTGCTAGATTTAAGCACCGCCCTCCAGATAGACCTCGCTGGAGCAACCAACCTCGTAGGACGGGGACTCTCTGGCAACATTGAACTCTTCAGTCGTTATGGCATCGTGGTCGAGAAGGGCATTACATCCCAGGGACTGATTAACCTGTTGCTGGAGAAATTCGGCGGAGCCGCCGAGGCCAACCGTGACCCGCTTAAACAACTGACCAATACCTGGGGAGATTTCGGGGAGGCCCTGGGGCGGGCTGTTATGCCCGTATTGATACCCTCGGTCATCCTGTTGACTCGTATGTTCGACATCCTCGGCAAACTTAATCCGAAATTACTGGCAGTCGGTGGAACTATCTTCATGGTATCCGCAGGGTTCTCGCTCTTCCTTGGGCCATTGGCTATAGCTATTTCCATGCTGCCTGCGGCCATTGCGGGCTTCACGGCCTTAGCGGGTGCAATGGGGGCACTGAGTGCGGCCAGCATAGCGTCAGCTGTAGGGATGATTGCAGCGTTCGGTTGGAATATAGGGCTAGTAGCTGCGGGGGCTGTAGCCACTGCGGTAGCTCTTCAAATGCTATGGGGTGCACTTACTGGCGGCGAAACTAACCCGATAGAAATCGTTAAGGGCTGGACGACGAGCATTAAGGGTGCGATGACTTCCATTATGGATATGACCGAACAGGCCGAGAAAAACCAGGTAGCGATGGACAAACTCGCCAAGACTATGGCGGAAAGTTTGGCAAAGGCGGCCGAGGATTCTGCCGCCCAATTCGACGGCCTGGAAACCAGTATGCAGGGAGTGGCCGAGGTATCACTCGATGACACTACGGTCTGGCTCCAGACATTACGGGATGAGGCTGACAGAGCGGGCGAGAATATCGGCAACCTCTGGGACCTCCTGGAACGGCCGCCAGTCATTCAACGCAGGCTACCAATGCCCGTTGTACAGGGAGCCCTTGGATTTGAACGGACGCTCCTCCCAGGAGTCCAGGATGCTGGGGTTCAGCGGTATATAGATATGACAAACGTCTTCAAGGAACTGCTAATCCCAACCAGGACATTCAAAGAGGAAGTGGGGAAGTTGGTCAGTGAGACGGGAAACTGGGAATTAGCCATGGGCGTGGTTGGGAATCGGATGGAAGACCACTTGCTGCGGCAGGTTAAAATACTGGCCGAGGGGTTTGTCGGCGGGGCCGAGGCGTTTGCAGACTTCACCGCTCAACGGATGACAATACCTGAGATGCTGGATGCCTTCCGCAGTGGGATATTTAGGGTAAATCAAGGGGCGGAAGAGGCAGCCGTCACAGTTGACACTCTTACCCAGTCCTTCAAGGCACTGGCCGAGCAACTGGATGACCCACGGCTCGACCTTGACCCGACCGGATTCGGCGGTGGCCCTGGCGGATTGTTCAAACCGTTTGGGACTCAAATTCAGTTGATGCACCAGCCAGGCGACCCAGGCGCAGCCGAGATGACCGAGGCGGGCAAGGCATGGCTGGAGACGCGAGAGAAAGAACGAGCAGCCACCATGCTGGCGTCCTGGGAGGCACAGGCCGCACATCTGGGAATCAGTCTACAAGAGCTGGAAAGACGGACGGGTCAAACAATAATTGTCAAGGTTGAGCTTGATGGTAAAACTGTTGCAGACGCAATAGGGAAAGTTACCAGTGACGCTGAACAAAATGGTGGATAAAGGCTGATGGCTACTACGGTCACATTAACGGATGGCACCACTACGCTGGCGCTCAACGATGGCAGTGTCCTGACTGTCAGAACTCGGACACTACGGTTCCCGCCGCCTGCACCGCTGCGGTCTATGTCGGGGCCCAACCTTTCCCGTGATGGCCAGGGTATGATTGCCAGGACTTTTAGCAACCGCACCGTGACGATGGAGATTGTCATGGACGGGAGCAGTACATCCCTCGAAACCAGTTTCAAAAACGTCCAGAAGATGCTCCGCCTTGCCAGGGAATATGAGCAGTTCGGGGCAGGCTCCAGGATGGAGCTTCAGTACAAGCGAGGCAGTGGGACACAATACAACTTCCAGGTTCTGGATGGGGTATTCGACCAGGGGGCAGAGAGCCAGGGCCCAGCCCTGACCGTTGCTACCCATGTCATAGGTATCCTCACCCTGACCTGCAAACCGTTCGCCGAGGGTACGGCCATCGAGGTGGAAAACTATGTCAAAGACCCCAGCTTTGAAATCGCTGGGACGCCGAAGGCCGACTGGTGTCCCCAGGGGACATCGACAAGGGACACGACCCTGGCCAAGTTCGGATTGGCCTCGGGCAAAATCGACACCAACGGCGGGAACTCGGCAGGGTGGAGCCAACGGACTCCAGCGGGCACCTTTGCCGAGGGCGATGTGGTGTCCCTGGGATACTGGCGTAAAATCACGGAAAACAGTGTAACGGCTAGTAAGTCCGATGCCTTAAATGCTCACCTCATTTTCGAGAATTCTTCCAATGCCACCATCACGGACAACGCCCTCAACGAGGCTGGAGGGGTTACGGATTCGGATTTCGTCCACAAACAAATTTTGAACAAAACAGCCCCAGCCAATACCGACCATGTTAGACTCCGTTTGCTCCAGAGCGTCCAGACGGGAGGCTCAGAGGATATTACTGGTTACTATGACGGTGTTGTCCTGGCCAAAGGTTCCACCATCAGCTGCACCTTCGTTTCCTCTCGTTATCTGGGAAACCATTTCGATGACAACGCCCAATGCCACACCAACTATATTGACATTTATTGCACCCCAGGAGATGTACCTGGAGCCCTACAGGTCAAGTTGTATGAGAATGAGGCCCATACTAAAATCTACCTCGGAGCGAGAGAGGCGGGCCGAATGCTGGACACCGTATTTCTGGAGGCCGAATGCTTCACGGGTCTGGCCTGTGCGGGCGGCTGTACTAATTCCCACGCAGGCACAGGCAACACCAACGTTGCGGCCTCTACCACTGCGGCCAGTCCCCTGGTTGTCACCGAGGAACTAGCCACCCCGCCAAATGGAGCTTTCAGGGTTCTCGTCAGGGGCCAGTGCGGGGCGGTATCGTGCAGCGACATCCACATGGGCGTCGGTTATTCGGAGGGCGGAGTAACCCAGACACCCTCAACCTGTAGCCAGTACGTAGACATGGGAGGGATTGGCATCTATGAATTGGGCTCCCTCCAGATACCAGCCAAATCAACGCCCGACAACCAGACCCAGGCTCCGTTCACCATACGGCTGGCAATGCACAATTCCGATTGCACTCAAGGGAACACCCAGGTCGATTATATGATGCTCCTCCCCGTGGATGTAGGGTTCGGTATTATCGGCTCCAAGGCAAGCAGCCGCGACGTAGTGTTGATGGACTCCGAGAGCGACCAGAGGGCGTTGGCGTTACTCAATACCTCGGACGTTATCCAGAGCTACCCACCCTGCCAACAGAGCAACCCGCCAGGGGCTCATCCATGCGGGACTCGGATTTATGCCATATCGGACAACGGCTCCGCTGACATAGCTGACGGGTGGACTGTAGGGGTTCGGATTGTGCCCAGGTATCTCCAGGTGATTTGATGGTATTCCCTCATTCGCCACTTACTGTTAACCTCTGGGATAGTACGAGCAAGACGAACCTCATAGCTGAGTGGACGGCACCGTATCAACGGCTGACATTTTCCACGGCGCTCCACGGTGGATTCAGGGACTGTGACCTGGTAATCCCGATGAGCCTTGAGGAGGCGTGGCTGTCCCTCAACCGTGAGCATCTGCCTGGGTATCATTTCTATTTGTTGCAGGTGCTGGAGGGGCCGCTTGTCGTATGGGAGGGGCGGGTCATGCGCTGCGCCGTTGTCAGCAATGCTGGATTCCAGGGGCTCCATGTCAAGGCGTTCGGTTACTGGTCAAGCCTCCGTGACCAATATTATGACGATGAGGACGGGACTTCCACAAACTGGGCGTCCACCCATGGGGGCTCCGATGATGTCATCAGGGACATGGTGCCGACGGAAGCCCCAGATATAAGCTCCAGCACGGCTGAAATAGATGCTAATACAAATGACCTAGTAGGCATTACCGAGCTTCATACACGGGACTATCCGCAGAACCATATAATTAAGACCCTGGCCCCTACGGCCGATACGGGCGAAATCCCGTGGTATGCCGCCGTCTGGGAGGATAGAATATTTCACTGGCACGAAAGGGCCGTTGCTACGGTGGACTGGTTTACCCGCCGCTCTGAGATGACCTATCGGCTGGAGCAAGACGCCACCCACCTCCGAAACGCAATCCTCCCCGTGAAGGCGGGCACCGAGGGGACGGTTTCAACCAACACTGACAGCCTCGCTCTCTACCCCAGGCGGGAGCTTAAAATTACCGTCCCCGCTGGCGTCTCCTCCACGATTGAGAATGATATGCGGGACACGGTTCTGGCGACACGGGCATTCCCCAGGCAGTCCGAGTCCTTCGAAATCCGAGGCCAGGTCTGGAGCGCCAGGGCTGCTCGGCACCTGGTCGCCATTAACGGGGCCAGGGTAGAGATGAGTAAATACTGGCTGAGGGCTGGGGACGTTTTGCGGGTTGATGATTTCGTCCCAGGCACCATCTCAACCACGACGCTGGATGCCCTGCGAACATTTTATGTGCTGGAAACAACCTACAACGCTATCACTGATACGCTGGTCGTTGTACCAGATAGACCCTCTGGCGACCTGGCGACGCTCCTGAGCCGCCGAATCCAGATTGAGAGCGACCTAATATGAGGAGGGGAAATGGCATTAGTCCAGGTTGAGTCCAATCTATTTATAGGCAACGTCGCGGATTTCGGTAGCAGTAGCACCCTCCAGGCGAGGAGCGTTGTTTTATCTATCGTCTGCCATGGCTCCAGGGGGTTCGGACATACGGGCTCCTCGGTGGGCCAGGCGGCCTTCAATATCGGCGAGGACGGCAATTCGCCCGAATGGTTTATCAGGGGCATAGTGGATGTCCTACTGCGGGCCTATGGTAGCAGGGTAATCAGTGTCCATGATGGCAGCGGCGGGCTTTCTATCGGCGCCTTTATCCTCTCCTGTATGCGGGCTCAATCCGCCACGCAGACCTATGTTCAGGGCAAGGCATGGTTGGACGCCCTGGTGAGCGATGCCCTGCTAATACCCAGCGCCCTCGACACCCAGGGAGCGAGGTATTGGAATTGATGTTAGCGGGCGATAAAATAGCCATCGACTACGGATACCATAGAGGAATGTTCCAGGGCCTCTCTGGCGTTCTGGTGCGGTCTAGAGCCAACCTATGGGTCATTCGGCTGGATGATACCTACACGGCCAGCACGGCGGGCCGCAGCTGCGAGTATACCTGGGTCTATGAAACTGCGAACCATCTTGTTCCGATGATATGAGGTTATAATGGTTTCCACACTTCGGCCGCAGATATTCCTCGCCATTATCGCCCTGGGGGCTATATCCATTTATGGCCTCAAGATGGGCCATATAGAGGTCGTGACGAGTGGGGCTGCGGGCATTTTGGCATTAGGGCTTAAGGTTTTAGAGCGGGAGTAAAACGATGAAAATATGGCAGATAATCTCCTTTGGGCTGGACGTCTATCGGCGGTTCGGTAAACAGAAAATCAGTACGTCAACATATCATACCGTTGCAGGGGCATTCCGCAGCGGTTGCTCCAAGGCCGAGTGGGTCAACCTGGGGCACTTGTTGGGGATAGTGGAACCCGAATAATGCCTGATGAACCTGAAGACAAGAAGCCCAGGAGGAGGGACTCGACCACCCTCTCAGGCAAGGAGTTAATACAATTAGTAATTTTCACCCCTGTTGTGATGGTCTGGTTGGCTCTGGCTGCGAGGATAATCTGGTCTGCCAGTAGCAACGCAAATACCCTGGACAATATAGAGGGGTTGCTGACAGCCCTGGCAGTCCTGACAATCCCTGTTAGTGCTGGTTTAGGCAAGATATTTGAAGGTGACGGGAAGAAAGAATGATTAAGAGAATTCTGGGTCGTTTTCGTAACATCAAAGTAGTAGTCCGTGAGCGGGAATTCAGAATGCCCACTCCTCCAGGCGTCAGATTTAAGTCCCCTGGCGTCAAGATGAAATTGCCAACCCTACAGGGATTCCGAGTCCCAGGGAGCCTCGCCAGGGTGGTTCTTGGGGTGTTTGTTGTGAGCGGTTTACTGATGGGCGGCGCTATGTATTTCAGCATTGCGGGCGTTACCCAGGCCAAGGAGTGGCCCGCCGCTGGAGCGGCCTATTCGTTGGGCACCCCTGGCGGCGAAATAGGCGCTGACCTCCCTGATGAGGATATAGGGATGGCAACCCAGCGGGCCAGCCAGACCCTCCAGATTAACCTCGCCAGCGGAGTAAGATTGAGCGAGTTGACCCTGAAAGACATGGACCTGGGCAGGAGCGGTTTAACGACCTGCCTCAGCATCGGGCGGGCTACTGGGGCCACTGGGTGGCTCTACGTTGACGAGATGTTGATGACGGGAGTTAGTACGCCCGCCATGGATTTGGCCAATGCAGAGATTGCTACCCTGACCCTCGCTGCCGTCGTTGATGGTAGAACCAACAGCGCCACCCTGGACTCTACCATCGCCGAGCAGATAATCGTCTCGACACGGGGCAGCGGTGCATTCGTCTCCGAGGGGTCGGTGGTTGACCGTGTAGTTATAGAGATGGCAGCCGACGCCAGCATAGGTATCCTAACCATTCAGAATGTTAAATGTTCGGTCGGGAATATTGACCTTGACCACATCAAGGCAGGCAGCCTCACCCTCGACGCTACCTCCAGGGTAGGTTCGGGCGATGGTATAGACACGGCGGATTTGGTGATAAATTCCACGGTCAAGACCAGGGTGTCAACGGACTCGATGGTTGAGACGCCGATAAAGGTTCAGTAGCCCTTGTCCCACTTTGTTGAGGTCAGTTATCCGTCTGGGCAAAGCATATCTTGCAACGGCGACGGGCCCGTTTTTGTAACGGTAGAGGGAATAAATATGGTTGTTATATACCCTCATAGCGAGGTAGCATTTGCTTTGTTCGGCAAGCGTACCCATAAGGAGTTAGCTGCTGGGTTAAACGGAACGGCAATGGTACTAGACCCAAGAGCCCTAATCCGAATAGATGGGGTCGAGGTGTATAATCCACGGTTCGAAAAATATTATGAGGGCCTCACAGACAATTGGAAGGAATGGCTGGCAGAGAACCCGTGGTGGCCAGGAACATAGGAGAGCAAAGGTACAGTAAAGGGAGGCATCAATCATGGACTATAACTGGAACCTTCAGCCGTTTGCGGGCCATTCCTGCTCCGACTATCCCTATATAGTCAGCCGAAGCCTACGGAGCGGGGCCAGGGTCCTGAGGTTTGACTGCGGCCATATCGAGCTCAGGCAAAAGAGCGAATACCTACCCGACCCGACTCCGCGAAAGAGTCTCCTCCTCAGAGATACCAGCGGCGTGTTCGGCAATGAATCTATCTAATTCTGACCGTAATATAAGCCTGCGCTTTCCGATGCGAAATGAGCTAATAGCATTTGACCGCAGGAGTCTGTAAATATTCGCCCTGCAAATTCCGATATAAATGACGGTTTCATCAATAGAGAACGCCGCCTTTTCCGCCCGTTCAGTAGTATTCATGTCCTAAATATCCTTTATTTTCAGGCTACAACTATCCAGCTCCATTCCTAGTCGTGCCATGGCACGTTATCATGTGGCTGAAATTGCAGCAATGCAGTAAAACTGCAAATTGAATACAGGTATTTCCCCTCAGTGGGAGGCCAGGTTGCCCCCTCCAGCCATCTGAGGGCCCGCGTGGGCCTCCCTCGAGAAGAGCGGGAATTGGATGCTGCCATCGTCTATCGTCCAGTGCTTTAATACGAGGCCGACCTGGTTCCCGTGGCTCCTCCAGACCTTGAACCCGTGCTCGTCAAAATCCGTAAGGAGGCCCCACCAGATTCTCCCGTCATAATCCACCAGCTTAATCCCGAGGGCTCCGTCTTCGTGGAGTCGCACCAGATGGGCGGAGTCTGTACACCAGGCGGGCGGGACTTTCAGCTGGTGCTTCTGGCGGCTAACCCGCTTCTCCAGCCAGAGGCCGCCCCGTTCTGTCACCAGATGACCGATTACCTTGCCGTTACTGTTCCAGTATGGCATCAATCAACCTCCAACCTCGCTTATTGTGATAATTGTTGCTGGGCCGAGTGCCTTGTCGGCGCTGATTCTGACCGTCAGGCTACCGACTACGGCCGCGGAGTCATCCAACAGGACGAGCCCTTTGAGGCCATCTATAAACCCCTTGCAGCGGGCCGTCATATTGTCCAGGTCGGCCTTCCGCTTGAATCGCTGAATAACGTGGATGTCCAGGGTGGCCCGTTCCAGCAACCTTTCAGGCCGAGGATATGTCTGGAGGAATGCACCTATAACGTCACTGATGTCTGCGGCCGTAGCGGTCCATTTAGCGTAGCGGTGAAACCTGGAATTCGGGCTCAGTTCCTCCCTCGGCAGGGCGGGGACGCTAAATTGATAATCCATTTATTTCCTCTTTCGATAGTCTTCGGCCCCGTGCATAACCAGGAGCCGAGAGATATGCTTGTCCTCCATGCGAGAACGCATCCGCAGGGAGAGGCGCTCTATATCCTCTGGGAGTGCATTGGTACAAATCGCCGTCGGCAGCGCTGCCTCGTAGCGGTGGCCCAGGATACGCTCCCACCAGGCCATGGCGGCGGAGGATTCCTTGAGTCCCCATTCGTCAATAATCAGGGGCCATGTTTGCTGGGCATAACTGACGATGACCTCATCCATATTTGGCCAGGTGTCGGAGTTGATGGCTCGCTGAATGTGGCCGATGATTCTGGCGCTCGTATGGACTGGGGCGCTATATCCCCGCTGAAGTAATTTGAGGGCGGCGGCATACATAAGGTAGCTTTTACCGCTGCCCACGGGCCCGCAGAGGACTGCCCAGGGCGGGCTGAGAGTGTCAGACCACTGGCGCATTATGGACGCCGCTGCGGTCACTACAGGCGCCGTGGTGGCGGTGTCGAAGTTCTTAAAGGTCGAGCTCATACGCTCCATAGGTACGTGCAAACGCTCGCTAATCTCCTCTGTAGTTGTGCAGCCAGGGCACCGTATCCATTGACCGTCCAGCGGGTGCTTATCCTGGCGCAGGATAACCCAGCTTCTGCCGCCGCAGGTGGTGCACTCAACGAGGTCGGATAAATCCGCCTGAGTGTTGCGGGGTCTCATTATTCTTCCATATATGCTGGCTAGGCTTTCGGCCATTTTGTTTTCCTCCTCCTTTATCTCTTATGCACCAATTGGCAAACGTCAGCCACGGGTTACGCCGCTTCGGTTGCTTCTGCTCCCACCAGTCGGCCAGGCCGTAGGCTACGACCTCCGCTATCTCCTCGGTGATTCCTCGCTCATCCATCCAGCCGTTAATATCTGCAAGAGGTTTTTGAAATCCTGGAATGCCCGAGAGGATAGAATACCAGTGGGGCCGTGCGGCTTCTTCCGTGGCGGATGTTACCGTTGTTACCGCTGTTACCGTTCTACGGGATAAGGGTATATTAGATGACTGGTTAAGTGACGGTTCTGGGGGGTCGCCCACTGGCCCACCCTGGGACAGATGTGTACCACCCTGGGCCAAATCTGTCCCACCTATGCGGAGAGTATAGAGGTTGCTGGTCTGGGACCCGTTTTTCGCCCTCTGCCTCTGGGTAACCGTGACCCTGCCTTTTTCCTCAAGGCTGTTAATGGCTTTTCTAATAGTAGTCCTGCTCAGGCCAGTCTTCCTGGCGATGAATCTATGTCCTGGCCAGCACTCGCCGTCCTCGCTGGCGTTGTCTCCCATGGCCACCAGGACGTATTTCTCCGACGTACTCAATCCCTGTTGCTCCCAGGCCCACGCCTGCGCTCGGTTACTCATCCGCCCTCCCCGTCATAATAATCTGACTCGCTCGGAGTCCATCGTGAAAGTGTATTTATCCGTTTCATACCTGTTAGCAAATAATGCCACGGCGCCGCAGAGCCTACAGACGCCGAGGGACTTCGGCTTATGGGCCCGTCCCAGTATCCAGTGGTGGGGGTGGCCGTCCTGACAGTAGACCAAATCCTCCCCACCACATTTCCGCATATTGACCTCCCATAGTTTCTTTTCAAACGCTGCCAGATGGCCATAGAGCCATCTAAAGGGGCGAAGTGGTAGATTCACCCGTCTCGACTTCCACGGGTGGCTCTGGGACGGCCTGGGCCTCCAATGATGCCTTGAGCTCCAGCATGGCTCCGAGACGGTCGGCATCCGAGGCGCCTGACCAGGTGGATTCATAGCGGACTTTCATGTAGGAATTGAGGTCTTCGGGATAATCCGCCTCTCCAGCCGCTATCATAAATTCCTCGACGATGGGCTTCAGAATCTTTTTTAGGCTGCAAATGGGCTGGCCCTTGGGGCTTTTGTGCCACCGTCCCCACTGGCCCTCCTCCCAGTTTATCTCGTGCTCCTGGCAGGTGGTCTCCCACCCGTCCGCCGCGGGAACCTCTGGCTCCGCGGTCTTTACAGGTGCGGCGGAGCCTTCGATTACGTTGGGGCTGGCGGATTCGTTCTCGGTGTCCAGGAGTTCGGTGGGCATTATCTGTTTTCCCAGTGCGGCGAATTTACGGATGGCCTGGGCCTCGGCCCGTTTCTCCGCCATCCTGTACGGATGACCAGCTTCGACGGCGGAGCCCTTCATGACGGGCTTATAACTGTTCTTGCTGGCCCGACCAAACCCCACGGCGGCGGGGCGTTCTGCGGCCACTCTATAGAGTTTGGCCAGGACGCCAATCTCGTCATTGCCGACGCCGTATGCTTCCCTTAGCTCCGAGCCCATTATCGGCTCGCTGACCATTTCCCAGGGCTCGCGGATATGCTGGCGGGCCCAAAAGTACAGGCCGTCTATGTTGGTAGTAATACGGCCCTGATAGACCACCAGGTGGAGAGTATGGTCGAATCCTAGCTCCACCAATTTCATGGCCTTGTCCAGTTCGGACGTCCCGAAGTCGCTCCCGAATGTGGCGGATATATGCCGCTGGACCTCGGCCCTTGTGATTGCTGTTGTCATCCTAAGCCTCCTAAATTTCGTTTTAGTTATCATGACATCCTTAAATGCTTTTTATCTTCGACTATCCTCGTCCCGAGGGGCGGGCCTATACCCCGTCTCCAGCGGTCCATGATGGCCCTGGCGTCGATAGTCTTGCTGGTGATAGCTGGGAGAAGCTCCTCTGGCACCTCGGTCAGGAGGGTCTGAAGTTGGACCCGCCACCAGGCAGGGTCAACGGCCTCCTCGTCTATCACTTCCACCGAGGGCGGGTTACGCTGGAGGCGGATAGTGGAAGTCGGCGTTTCTACCTTGTCGAGGCCGAGCGCCTCCATGTTGGTTTTGAGGTAGTCCTGGAGCCACCGTGCCCGCCTCATCCTGACGTCATGGCGCTCCTTTAGACGCTCCATCTCAGCGGCTATGGCTGCATACTGGGCCTTGTACTCTCGGATGACGGCGCCGATGGCGCTGACCTTGTTCTCGGCGGTAGTCTTTATCCCCTCCAGGATGGGCCCCAGGTCTTCCTCTGGAATGTCGGCGTCCAGGAGACGGGCCTGGGCCTCGGTTATGTCGGTTAGCGTCAGCGGTTTAAGTTCGACCATATTTACCTCCTTTCATTGTGTTTTCCTTGGGCTCCAACCTAACCTCCGCTATATATATATCCTCGTCGGAGGTTAGGTTAGCTCTGAGCCCGCCCAGAAGGCTCACCGCGTTGATAGTTTGGCCTACAGGGCTCAGGGCAGGGTGCATACGACCTGGTTATGAGGAGGTGGCCCAATCGCTTGAAGCCGCCAGGTCGCAGCGTAAGGAGCAACGCAGGGAGCGCAAAATCCCCCATGGCAAACGTCAGCCACGGGTTCCAAAATACTCCCCTGCACCCTGCCCTGGGCCCGCAAAGGAACCGTCCCTTGCGAGGCCCAGTCGATATGGTTCGTCCCATCAGTTAAGCTGGATGGTCTTCAGCGGTGGGGTGCCGAGATAGAGCGGGTAGGTCCTACAGACCCGAGTGCAGCGGCCCAGCGTCGCTATGGCCAGGCTGTGATTGTCGCTCCCTGGCGGGTCGCTCAACATATCCACGGCGATGAGCCAGTTAAGGCCGCATTTCGGGCACTCCGCAGAGATGCTCACTGGGTCTGGGTTAATCTGTGGGCTGCTCATAAATTCTCCTTTTCTCCTATCTTTTTTCTGGTTTCGTCGGAGTTTCACCGACTCATCAGTGGGGTATCCCCAGACCAGGGGGCCGAAGCCCCTGTGCTATGCGGGCACCGCTTCCAGGTCGGCCATAACGTGCGTGGCGAATCCTACGGCGTCGTTGAATAACATCTCGCTGACAAAGGTGTCCATTGCGGGCGAGATGGCCCTGATGGCTGCGATTTTGGCTGCGCTGGGGCTGTTAGCCTCGACGGTCCCGATGACTGCGTCTGCTGCGGTGGGGCCCATGCTGGTGTCTGATACGATGTAGTTCATTTTTTAGTCTCCTTAAACCTGATATGGTTAATAGTAGCGAGTCGCTCGCCCATTGTCAACACTTTGTTTAATTGACTTTTGGCGATGCTATGGCTTAAAGTAGAAAGCATGGTTATTAAAGAACAGATAGACATACCAGAGCAGCTGGAAGCCCTCCACGAAATTGGGTGGTCATGGCTGGCGATGGCCGAGGAGCTCCGTGTTACGAAGGACACCTTGAGGGCCTGGCGGAGGGGCACCGAGCCCACCATGCCGTTCATCGTGAGCCGTGCCCTGAGTACGCTGGAGGGGCTGGAGCCGCCAGGGCACTACAGGAAGACCTCTGGCTGGTGGATGGAACGCCTCCAGCCTTCGGCCTGATTTACAGAACTACCCGAGGAGGGCGGCCTGGTGTACGAATACCGAGTGATAGTGGACCGTGTTATTGACGGCGACACTATAGACGTTGATATATGGCTGGGCTTCGACGTTGTGCTCCCTGGCCAGCGTATCAGGCTCTACGGAATAGACACCCCTGAGAGCCGAACCCGTGATTTAGTTGAGAAGAAATACGGGCTCCTGAGCAAACAATACCTCCAGGCCCGCGCTCCTGTTGGCGGAAAGCTCCGCCTCCAGAGCATGGAACGGGGCAAGTTCGGCCGTATCCTGGGCATTCTGTATGAGGAGGATGACGAGACCTCCATAAATGACCATCTGTGTCAGGACGCCCATGCGGTGCCATACCAGGGGGGAAACAAGGCCCAGCTGGAGGCCCTCCACCTGGCCAACCGTGAGCGGCTACGGCTCCGAGCGGTCCACCTGGAGAAAGAAGCATGACCGAGCCCCTCCAGATAAGAGACCGAATCAAGGAGCTCCGCCGAGTCAACGGCAGGGACCTTATCCCAAACCCCAGGAACTGGCGGCGCCACCCCCAGGCCCAGAGAGACGCCCTGGGAGGCGTCCTGGCCGAGGTAGGATTCGCCGACGCACTCCTGGCCCGTGAGACCCCTGACGGCCTGATGCTCCTCGACGGGCACCTCCGACTGGAAACCCTGCCTGATGCAGACCTTCCCGTCCTGGTGTTAGACGTAACCGAGGAGGAGGCTGATAAGCTCCTGGTTACATTCGACCCGCTCGGCGCCATGGCGACCCCTGACACCGACGTCCTGAGCGACCTGCTCCAGGGTATCGCCTTCGCTGACGAAAGCGTCCAGCGGATGCTGGAGGGCCTCAACAACGGTTCCTATCATCCCCTCCTGGCCGCCAGGAAGTCTGACGAAGAAGACGCCGCAGACACCGACTCGGAGATAGAGAAGGCCGAAGACGAGGACTACGAGCCCTTCACTAAGCTGGGCCAGGTCTGGAGCCTCGGAGACCATCGGCTTATGTGCGGGGATTGTACCGAGCCCAACGATGTCGATGAGCTCATGGCTGGGACTAAGGCGGATGCGGTTTGGACTGACCCACCATATGCGATTTATGGCTCTGCCTCGGGCCTGGAAAGCTCCATAGCGGATGACAAAATGGTTCGCCCAATGTTTGAAACTGTTTTAAGAATATCGGCTAAAACGGTAAAGATACTGGGCCATGTTTACGTCTGCTCTGATTGGCGGTCATGGGCATCGTGGTGGGAGATGGCAAAAAGAACAAGCCTGCAAGTAAAGAATTGCATTATTTGGGACAAAACGGGCGGAGGCACGGGAAGCGGGGTAGGGCGCAACTACCGCAATTGTTTTGAGATGGTGGTATTTTTGACTAAGGTGGAGCAAAAACTCCATATGCTATCCAGTAGCAGACGAGGGCAAATTCGCCAAATTGGCTTGCCTAATCTGGTTCGCGTTAAGCGTGTCCACATAGGCCATAAAGAGCATAACGCAGAAAAGCCCGTGGAATTAATATCCTATAATGTCGAAGCGTCTACAGATGAGGGGGGCATCGTTGTCGATTGGTTCGTCGGCTCTGGCTCAACCATCATCGCCGCTGAGAAGCTCGGCCGCCGTTGCTATGCTATGGAGATTGAGCCACGATATGTCGACGTATCTATCCGCAGGTGGGAAAACTACACTGGGAAAAAAGCGGCCCTGCTATGACCTCCGATGACCCCATAGAGGATAAACCCGTCAGGGAGTACCGCCCCGCTCGGAGGAACCGATACTCGCAGAGAATGCTCAGGGCAAATGAGAAGCACGTTCAGGCCCTGGAATTGCGCCTCGCGGGCCATTCGTTCAGAACAATAGCCGAGCAGCTTGGCTACAGTGGGCATACAGGCGCCATAAATGCGGTACAGGCTGGCATGGAGAAGGCACTGCTTCAGCCAGCTGAGGAGCTGCGGGACCTGACCTATGCACGGCTGACGAGGATTCTTCAGGTGTGGTGGCCCAAAATGCTCCAGGGGGACGCCCAGGCAACGAAGCTCGTTTATGAGGGCATCGCGGACATCCGCTCCCTGATGGGCCTCGATAAGCGGGAGCCCGATGGCCCTGGCCTGGCGGTGAACATCGACAACAGGCAGGCGGTTATCAAGGTAGTCTATGAGGAGGCGGCAGCGGAGGGCGCCGCGGATATGCCGCAGGTTACGGAGGCCCCTGATGGTAACGCCCACCCCTAGCCCGAGGCGCTCCTCTCCGTGCATCTGGTGGCGTCTGGTGTTAGGATTTCGATGATATATGAGCCCGCGGGCGCCGATGATGGGCGGATTTCGCAGCTGTACGATGGAGGGGTTTCGGAGGTGCTGGTGACTGGACGGCCGACGAATCCCGCAGGCGAAGGCCGCGAGAACATCCGCAGGCGGTTACCCGATATTAAGGCCGCCATCTCCTCATGTGTTGCCGCTGGCGGTCTTAATGTGAGCGCTGGAGGTTGACTGGTGGGCCCGTATTTTTTATTTTTTATTTCCCCGTAAAAGTGTAAAAGTGTAGTAGCATGGAGGCGCCATGGTAGCCACTCAATCCTCTGTTTATACGGTACGGCTCAGGCAGCCGCACCCCGCCCAGGAGGCATTCGTCCAGAGCACGGCGAAGCGCAAGGTGGCGAGGTCTGGGCGCCGCGGGGCGAAGACTACCGCCGCCGCTACTCTGAGCATTCAGACATTCCTGGCAGGTGGGCGGGTGCTCTATGCGGCGCCGACGGCGGAGCAGATTGGCCGCTACTGGTTTGAGGTAAAGCGAGCGCTGGAGGCGCCCCTGGCCTCCTCCGTGTACTACAAGAACGAGACCAGCCATTTCATCGAGACCCCTGGGACCGAGCAGAGGCTACGGGCGAAGACCGCCTGGAACTCGGATACCCTCCGAGGCGATTATGCCGACCTGCTCATCCTGGACGAGTGGCAGCTGATGGACGAGGACGCCTGGGAGTTAGTCGGCGCCCCGATGCTCCTGGACAATGACGGCGACGCCGTGTTCCTCTACACTCCGCCGAGCCTTCGGAGCCGCAGCATCAGCAAGGCGAGGAACCCGCGCCACGCCGCTGAGATGTACGAGCGGGCCAGGAGAGACGAGACGGGGCGCTGGGCCGCCTACCACTGGACTAGCCACGATAACCCTCACCTGAGCAGAACGGCGCTGGAGACAATCACCCAGGACATGACCCAGCTGGCCATCCGCCAGGAGATACTCGCCGAGGACGTAACCGAAGTGCCAGGCGCCCTCTGGCTGCGGGAGAACATCCGTTACATAGACCACCGAGACCTCCCTGACCTGGAGCGGCTGGTGGTGGGGATTGACCCCTCGGGCGGCGCTGGGGCTGGCCATGACGAGGTGGGCATCATCGTCGGAGGGAAGGCTGGGGACTCCGCGTATATCCTCGCAGACCTCTCAGGCCACTACAGCCCAGAGGAATGGGGGCGCCGAGCGGTGACGGCGTTTATGGATTACCAGGCCGACCGCATCCTCGGGGAGTCGAACTTTGGAGGCGATATGATAGAGGCGGTGATACAGACCGCCGCTCGGTATTTGAACGCCCACGTGGCCTATGATAAGGTTACGGCCAGCCGAGGCAAGGCCGTGAGGGCCGAGCCTATAGCTGCGATGTATGAGCAGGGGAGGGTGTACCATGTGCGGGGACTGGAGAACGTCATCGGCAAACTCGACCAGCTGGAGGACGAACTGACCTCCTGGCTCCCTGGGGACAACTGGAGCCCGAACAGGCTCGACGCTCTGGTCTGGGTCGTTAGCGATTTGTTTCCGCTGGGCGGCTCTCCTGGGCTGAGGTTCATCGGTGGGTAGACTCCTCCAGGCCGTCAGCTGGCGCAATACCATCTCGGTGATGGGCCTGGTGATGGTGGCCGTGGGCTGCGGCGCCCTAATCCACTGGGGAGCGGGAGTGATTGTGGCGGGGGCTATCCTGGTATTTCTAGCCGAGTGGGGGTGATATGTTTCGACGAGCACTGGAGAACGCAATCGGGAAACAGGCGGAGCGGCTGCCCCTGGGTGAGATGAGCAGTTACGGCTCCAGTCTGATGGCCCCCGCGGGCACGGTCAACAAGGGCGCAGCCCTCGGGAAGATGGCGAGCGCGGCGACCCTGTTTTCCGTTATCAACCTGATAGCAGAGGATGTAGCGGCGGTCACGTGGAAAGTGTACCAAATAACTGGCAACGGCGAGCGCACCGAGGTCGAGCCCTCTATGCGGCCACGGAGCCGCACTGAGTCGGCTGGACAGCGGCTATATCGGCTCTGGCATAGTGTTAACCCATTCTACACCCGCGAGGACTTTATCGAGGCAACCACGCAGCATTACGAATTGACGGGTGAGGAGTACTGGTTGCTGGTTAGAAACGCCCTCGGCGAGGTCGTTGAGATGTGGCCAATACGGCCAGACCGAATCTCCCCAGTCCCTGACCGTGAAGAATTTATCAAGGGCTATATCTACAAGATTGGAGGAGAGAGCATAGCGCTGGGCACCGAGGACATCATCTGGAATAGGCGACCGCATCCCAGCAATCCATACGCTGGCATCGGGACGGTCCAGGCCCTGGGCGTTGACCTGGGGATAGACCGCAACGCCGCCGAATGGGTCAGTAATTTCTTCAAAAACTCCGCCGAGCCTGGCGGCATCATCGAGTATGACCGAGAGCTTTCGGAGCGCCAGTTTAACAACCTTGCGAGCAGATGGGAGGCCCAGCATAGAGGGGCCCAGAACGCCCACCGAGTGGCCATCATAGAGGGCGGTAAATGGCAGGAGAGAAAATACACCCAGAGGGACATGGAATTTGAGAAGCTGCGGCGGTTTGAACGGGAGCAGATAATGGTCGCATTCCGTATCCACCCCGCCATGGTCGGCATATCTGAGAATGTGAACAGGGCCAACGCCGAGGCCGCCGAGGTTATCCATTCCAGGAGAGTGATTCTCCCACGGCTCCGCAAGCGCCGCGGGGTGGTCAACGAGCGCCTGGTGAAACCGTATTTTGGGGAGGACTTAGAGCTGGATTTCGTAGACCCTACGCCTGAAAACAGGGTGCAAGACCTGGACGAAGCCACCAAGTTATACGGCGCTGGGCTGGCGACCCGTAACGAGGCGCGGTCAAGGATGGGGTTAGACGAAGCCGACGAGGGTGGGGACGATTACAAGACGGACGCCCCTGGGCCCATGGGGCTCGGCGCCCCTCCAGCCGAGAGGAAGAACGGGCGAATCTGGCAGCTGACGGGCGAATGGTTCAAGGCGGAGGAGGCCCCGCCACTGGCTGAGGAGATAGAGGCTCACCAGCGATTGATGGAAGCCAACTGGGCGAAGCGACTGGCCCAGGAGGCGAAGGCTTTGGTGGAACTCCTGGAGGCGGCAGACGGGAAGGGGTGGCGCCAGGCTCCCGTACTCAAACAGCTGGAGATGACGGCCCTCGATAGCTTCGACTGGAACTGGGAATCGAAATTCGGCCGAGAGGTTATTGCCGAACTGGAGCGGGCCTTTGCCCTGGCATTTATGGCCGAGGTGCCGTTGGCAAATCCTGGGATGGTCAGCGTCCTGGCGGTTGAATTCGCCAGGAACAGAGGGGCTGAAGTCCTGAAGCCAGGCTATTCAAAGGACGGGAAATTCCTCAGCATAACCGAGACAACGAAGCACCGAGTCAGGGAGCTCACTGCTCGCACCATAGCCAACGGAGAGGGCACCCAGAGCCTCGCCAGGGCTATCACCAGAGACTTCAGTTTTTCCGCTGCAAAGGCCAGCACGATAGCCCGCACCGAAACGGCGAAGGCTCTCGGAGAGGGCGGACTGAAGGCGGCCGTATCTAAGAACCGAGACCAGAAGCGGTGGCTCACCCAGGGCGATGGAGAGGAGACAGACGAATGTATAGCCAACCAGGACCAGGGCTGGATTCCAATTGCCGAGATATTCACCAGCCAGGTGGAGACGGTGCCGCAGCACCCTAATTGTCGGTGCGTGGTGGAGTATCGCACCAGTGCCGTCCACGAAGCGGGGCTTCGTCCTCGGGCTATTGTTGACGAGGTTCGGTGCCCGACCTGCAACAGCCAGGTCGCGAAGCACCATCCCGAGGGGACGCCCGAATGGTGCCGTAAATGCAAGAAGGAATTTGTGGCTGGGGCCCTGGTCCATAGCGCCGCGTGAGACGCTCCCAAACGTAAGAAGAGGCGCCGAAGCGCCTCTCCTGGTATCCAACTATAGGGCGAGGGTTTAGCCGTTGGCTTCGTTCTATCTTGCCTCTCGGCAGTAATCGCAGGAGCAACGGAATGCCTCTTCCGTGGCTGGCAGCTGGGCGAGTATATTCTGTAGGACTTTATCCTGATGCCGTGCAATGTGGTCAGTGGAGGGCCGTCCGCCCAGGCTGGTCACTTCGTTATGGAGCAGGCTGGCTATCAGTCTCATGTCCGTGGTGGTCATTTCTACTTTCATCCTGTCGCCTCCTCTATTTTGTTGGCTTCCGCCTACCTCTCAGTTTCGGGAGGGGGGCCACCCCTCCCATCATCAGGGCGGAGTTTAGGTGTATTTTCTGGTCAGCGCTACGCTGGCTTGAATGTTCCCGTGGTATTGGCCAGTTCGTCCAGTTACTTGTTGCACCAGGGCTAAGACGTTGGTGCGAACCTCTGACCATACGTTGCCGCAATTCTGGCAGCGCCCCATGTTCCGAGGGGTTATGGCGCACTGGCAGTTGGCGGGCTTGCTGGCATCGACCTCAACGTCGAGCCATCCGCTCCCTGTTCCTGTTCCGTGGCCTACCCTTGTTACCGTGTAGCCTGCGGCCTTGAGTGCGTTCTTGACGGCGGTGCCCTCTGCTCGTTTCCTTGCGCCCGCTGCCTTCTTGACCTCTTTGATTTCTGCCATGGCTGCCTGTATCTCCTGGTTCATTTTCTATCTCCTCACTGGTTGATGAGGTAACTATAGCAGTGCAACTATTCTATTGTCAAGGGTTTTATAGAGAAATCCTAAAACTCGTCCTGAACGAAGAAGAGGCGCCGAAGCGCCTCCTCTGTTGTTCAGCTATGGGGCGAGGATTAGTCGTTGGCTTTTGCCCAGACATCGCCAGGCATTTTAGCTTTTCGGCACTCAGAGCAGACCCAGAGGCCGTGCCCCTTTTTGAATGCCTTGTGCCCATTGGGGCAGAGTAGAACGTCGGCGTTTACCATCCGCTCGATGTCCATTGCTACGCCCCACCGAGGGAGGTCACAATGCCCACCAGCTGCCTCCGCTGCGATTAGGTCGGCAACGTATGGGTTGGCGGCTCGGCGCCCTGCCGTCCTGATGTACTGCTCGGGCGTCATTGTTACGCCGAGCTCGTCTTCCCATCGGACCTGCGGCTTGCTGGCCTTCGGCTCCATGGTTTTGGGCAGCCCGAGCAATTGTCGGATTTCGCTCGTCATCATTCGTTTGCCCGCTGTAGTAGCCGACTCCGTGCCGAAATTATACGCGGCCATAATGGCGGCAACCTGCTCGCCGTTGTTTGCAGTAATCCAGGCGCTCGTTTCCACCATCGGGCATTCGCCTTCGTTGCAATGCGTTATCCACCGCCGCGTCGAATGCAGGAATGTAATCTGCCCCTCAAATGCCCAGACGCCAATTCCGCACTCGTTACAGTTGTCGTCGTACCTGTTCGGGTAAGACCTGGTGGCTTGCCTGTTGCTCGCTTGGTTCATCGTGGTTCCTCCTCTGTTTTAGCTTTCGCCGACGGTCCGACCGTTTCGCCTGGGAGCTACCCAGGCTCTTCAGGGCGAGGACT